AATCAAGGCTCACCACGTTCCATTCCTCCCTGCTCAAATATCGCAATGCCTCCGGCACATTGGCACAGATCGTCACATCATATCGATCGGCATATTTTTTCAACGCATCCATGAGTCGGCGCGTAGAATCATCCACGAAGAGCATGCGGGGCTTCATGGCTTCTCACTATTATACAAAATGCAACTCCCCTGGTCTTCAATCCTGAATTTCAACCTCGGCAGTCCCAGGGCACGTTCCACGTCCAGTTGCTTGCCCTGCTCCACCGCGAACAGCATAAAGCCGCCACCGCCCGCGCCGCATATCTTGCCCCCGATCGCCCCGGCTTCCAGTGCCTTTTCATAGATCGCATCAATAAAATTCATGGATATACCGCCCGAGAGTCGTTTTTTGTGTTGCCAGGCTTCGTTTAGGTACAAGCCAATATTGTCAACCCTGCCCTGTCTTAGGTCATCGCGCAGGATCACGGCAGCATCCCGCAATCGCATTGCCGCTATCCAGGCCCCTTCTCCGCGCGTAATGTTCTCCTCCTGATCCTTCAACACGATGTCTGCCGACCTGCTCCGCCCCGTGTAGAAGAGCATCAGCGTCTCTTCCAGCCAGTGTTTTTTGCTGTCATCCAGCGGCAGTGCTTCGGCATGGACTGTATCGTCATCGTTGAACTGATAATAACGCAGGCCGCCATAAGCCGCGGCATAGTGATCCTGTTTGCCCACTGGGTGTTTACACCATTCGCGCTCCACTTGGTAACCTTGCACCGCATATATGGCCGGATGCACGTTCACGCCCCAGCCTTTATATGCCCTGAGTGCCAGCCCCAATCCCACCGCATAGGCACTGGATGAGCCCAGTCCGGTTCCGCTGCCGGGAATATCGGATATGGATGTGATCTCCACGCCACCTGCCCCGCCCGCGGGGGGGACGTCCATGAAGGTTAGCATTTCCCGCGCGATATCATGTTTTAATTCACTGCGGTGCGCCACCTCCTCCAACTTGGAATAAGACACCCGCGTCCCCCCATCAAACTTCGAGTTGACGCTGATATAGATGTATTTATTGATCGTAAAGCTCACCACCGCCCCGAACTGGTTGTTAAAAAAAGCCGGCATATCCGTGCCGCCACCCAGCAGCGACACGCGCAAAGGGGTGCGGGTGATGATCATACGTCCCCCTCGCCCACCTGCCCCGCTGAACTCGGCGGGGTCGGGAGAGGGGTGAGGGGTGAGGGTGCGCGCCGCTCCCACGCCACCGCAGTGGGGTAATAATCCCAGATCAGATTATGCGTTAACTGCATCCCGTCGTAAATCTTCTGCGCATTGTCCCCGGATGGATCTGCAAAAGTATGAAACTGGCACCAGAAGAACCTGAATCGTTTCATTAAGTCCGCCCCCAGCAAATAGGCGATCAAGGCGAACTCCGCGCCTTCAATGTTCATCAGGCACACATCAATATCCTTCGTTTCTTCTTTCAGGACTTTCCAAATGTCCAGAACATCCCAAATGTCCTTAAACTCACACATTTGCGTTTTGCCACCATGGTTTAGCAGACTTGCTCCATCAGTCTCAAAATGATGTAATGGCATATTTGCGTTTTCCACCCACAGCCCCCATGGGTATATATAGACCTTTTCGTTGTCCCAAAAACGTGCGCTAAGTTTTTCAAACGCCCAATCCTGCGGCTCAAAGATATGGATCTCAGGGTTGAATTTTTCCACCATCTGCGCCGCCCACCTGCCCTCGTACCCGCCGATCTCCCACACCAGTGAGTTCTCATCCAGCGACCAGTCCAGCGCCAGGGTATTATCTCCATCAACCACCCGCCAGTTAGTAATCGAATCTGTCATTTTATTCACTCATCACCGCCAGTCCCGCCGCGCGGCAGATCGCCATCGATTCGGTTTCGGCATAAGCCGAATGAATATCGTCTTGCTCCTTGCCTTTGTCTTTACCAAAAATAACCATAACATCCTTGTTTTTTGGGTCCCCCGAAATGTGATACCACCAGCCCTTTGCCTTCATCTTGCGCAGCACTTCCAACGCATCCTCCATCCTGGAAGAGGGCTGGAATGTATCCGGGATGGTTCCATAGCGAAAAAAAGTCGGTCGATCACCGCCGATGATCACGCCGCCGAAATGAAAATAATCATGGATCGGCTCGAATTCTTTCATATCCGGCCATTCCATCACCCGCCGCGCGATCCACAGATCGGTGTGGTGATCGGCTTGAAAGGTCAAGGGGTCAAGCGTTTGGGTCATTCTTCTCATTGCGCGCGATGGCTGCATTCGCCCACATCACGGCCTCTTCCAGGCGTGTGAGGGCCAGAGATAATTCACGGCTTGGGGGGCATGCGTGGCAAAATGTTTCGGCTAGTGTTCTAGCTTCACCACGGATAAATTCGTATTTCACTGATTGAATACCGAAAGGAGCATGGTAACGAAAGTTGTTCGCTATCCGCTCTCTTTCCTCGGTTGTTAAGGCTCTGCCCTCTATAATTTCCGGTTTATATTTCCCCTGATCTTCATTGGTTCGCTTGTCCACTTCGGTCTCCTTTTTTCGAGTACGCATACGCCCGCACATACCTCATTCCATACAAAAACCAGTTTATTACCTCGCGAAGAGTCTGTTTTGCATGGGGACTGTTTTCATCCAGCGCATTCGAGATTCCGGTCCAGAGTCCCATTTTATAAAAATCATCCAGATCCAGCTCGTTGCTCAACTTTTGCCACTTACATTCCGCATACAGTCGTTTGAGCAGAAATCGGCGAAACCAGCGGAGCAACCTGGATTTCACTCCCATGTCTTCTCCGTCCCGATATGTCCCCACCCCCCCCACTGACTGATCCCCACCGGCCGCCAGATCTCCGGTCCCTTCTTCACGTCCAGGCGGTACATATCGTCATGATGCAATTCAATCATCCCCGGGCTGCGATCCTCGGCAAACCAACCATAATATTTCGTGTAGCGGGCATGTCTCAGCAGAGGGTTGCCACTGTAGGCATATTGGGTACTGCGCAGGTACTTCAAATAAACCTGTCCATCATAGCCCACCGTATGCACATCCGCGCCCACCGAGAGTATCCGAAAGGTCACAATCCCCACGTCCTCACGTTCCTGCAATAATTTCACGTAGGGGATTAGTTCCAGTTTTTGCTCCAGGCGCCAATCATCCTCCAGCCAGAGAACGTAATCACTATACTGGTGGCAGATCCCGAGTGCCTTGTTCCAGCCCACCCCGCAGTGATAACTATCATCCTCGCGGAAACGGGAATTATGGTGACCAATCAGCCTCATGCCTGCGGAGCTAATTTCTCCCAGCACTGCGTCATGGTGCTCCTCGATGGAGCCGTCATCCCCCACGTACCAGCCGATCTTATCGCGTGGGTAGTCCAAGTTTTCGCAAGTGGACCGCACCGTCAAGATCGCCTCAGTTGTGCGTTTATAAGTCACAAGGGCAATAGCCAGGAGGGGGAGAGAGTCACTCATCTTCCAACAGACTCCACAATTCCTTCTCTGTCAATTGCGGCGCGATGTCGCTGGTATAGGCATCTGCGCCAACATCATATCTGTGCCCCGTGGACGGATTCAACAAAAAAGCATCGTCACTAAGGAACGGATTCAGATAATGACCTTCCTCTTTCGTCAACAAACACTCGTGCATTTTCTCCCCTGGGCGGAGCGGGACTGCCTCCATCTGGTAATCCAGATCGTCCACTACAAAAGCCAGTAACATGCCGATATCCAGTGCCGGCATTTTAGGGATATACACCTGCCCGCTGCCAAATGTGAGCGCATCGATCACATACTGCACCGCTTGGGAGGGGGAGAGCCAGAAGCGAGTCATGTTTGTGTCTGTGATTTTCACAGGTTGGCCGTTCTTCACCGCCGTTCGCCAGGCTTCCACCACGCTGCCGGTGCTCTCCAATACATTCCCATAACGCACCAGGTGAAATTGGGTCTTATTGTCCCCAACACGCGCGTACTCCTGAAATATCTTCTCCATCAGCATCTTGGTGGCGCCATAGGCATTCACCGGGTGACAGGCTTTGTCTGTGGAGATCCCGAGTACATGTTCCACGCCCGTCTCCCGCGCCGCAACGCACACATTCTGGCTGCCATAGACGTTGATGTCAATCGTGTCCAGGGAATAATATTCACTGACCGGGATCACCTTGACGGCCCCGGCGTGGATCACCACATCGTGGCCCACCATGGCCAGTTTCAGTGTTTCCAGGTTGCGGATATCACCCTGGACGAACTGCACGTCCGGGTAGAGTTTGCGCATGAAAGCATGTTTGTGTTCGTCTCGGGAATACACGGTAAAGCGCCCGGTCCACCCTTCCTTTTGGCGTCGTCTTGCAATGGCACGTCCTAGAGTCCCCGCACCACCTGTCACAAAAATATTGGCAGTCTCAAGCATTGCTTCCTCTTGGTCTTTTCCTCTCCCCCCGGGAGAGGGCAGGGTGAGGGTTGTTTACTTCCCTTCGGTGCAGAGTAGGACATGCAAAGCGGGGGAGGGAAGCGTTCCCGTTCTAACAACTGGCCCAGTCGTTATAGCCTTACATGCCCCATTCTACATCGAAAGGTACAGAAAGAAAAGGGGAGGCATGTAGAAGGCGTCGGTAGTCGCCCTTGCCTCCCCTTCGTGTCCTGCCAATCCGACAGGATAAGCAGGCTAGTCTCTGCCACTCGGAAATCGGTAGAGACTAGCCATAATAATATTAGTTGTTGAAGCCAGGCCCACCCAGGATCCATTCCGAGAACGGAGAAGGAGCAGGGCGTCCGGTTGCCACACCACCATTGACCCAGTAATCCTGAGAAGGAAGTGGATCGTTGACGTGTTGCAGGGGCACATAAGCCACATCAGTCAGTCTGCCCGCCAATTGCGGCGTGCGCAGGATCAGACGAGGTTCCACCACCGAAATAGCATTGACGCACCAGTTATTCGGGGGCTTGAGGTGCCACATAAACACCCCGCCATCGCTCCAGAAGAACTGTCCCGCGCGCAGATCAGCAACCGCCTGCATGGGTCCATTCTTGAAGTCGTAATATTGCCAGTACAGGGTGCGGAGTGTCCCACCGCGCGCTGAGAACGGCACGATGTAGATATCCGAAGCAAAGCCACCGATCGGGATGGTGCCATTGTCTGCCCGGTTGTCCTCTGGGATGCAAGAATCCAGGATGACCGGGTACCGTTTGGAATTGATGGTCAGGTATTGCTGGTTACGCATATCATCCCGCATCCGCACGTTTTCCAGATACACCGCATCCAACCCGGAGAGTTTGCCAGACTCTGTGTATTCCGTGTTGTATTGCAACGGCCAGACGCGCGTCAATTCAAAGAATAATTGCGGTCGCATGACAAGCCTGAAATCCACCGGGGAGAGGTCATTCTGCATGGCGCGCATCTCCAAAATATACATCATCGTGGAGAGTGTCCTGTGGATATCCGGGTCAGTTGTGGATGAGATCTGACGGAAGGAGAACGACTTGACATCGCTATACAGGCTCGGGCAAGCCGCTCCGGTCAGCGCGTCGATCTTGGTTGTGCCGATCAGAAGGTCAAGCCCAGGGAATTCCTTATACCCGCCGCCGGCTTTTGAGTTGGCTGGGTTACCCAAGTACACCTGCGGGCACCACCACCTTTGAAAAGCCACGGCCATTTCAAGGAATCTTTCCACCATCTCACGCCCAGCCAGGAATGCCGAGCTCTCGGAGTATCCCGTAAAGCCTTGCATCAGCCCGGCCATGGATGAAACCAGGGGGCCATTGGCTAGTGCCAGGTCAAAGAACTCTCCGCGCGTGTTCTGCTCACCCACCTTGGTGACATCCAGGGTTCGTGTGGCAAATTCCTTGCGTCCAAACACAGTGGTCTGGATACAGGTCTTAAAGCCAGCCGCCTCCAGGGGGTCATCACAGACTGCGTTCTTTTCCTGTTGGTCAGAGCGCAAAAATCCGGTGATGTAGGGGAAGAGGGGATAAATGGTGTTACTGCCCTCGATCGGCAGAAGTTCTCCCAGTGACCCGGTGATCTGGGTATTGGTAGAAATGACTTCCCGCTCAAGGCCGCGTACACCGAATAGTCCGCCGGGGCCATGCACATACGGCCCGGAGGATGTCCCGGTGTCTTTCCTAAGGTTTTGAGCCACGGCCTTGGTCAAAATATCCGTGAAGGCCGCGACAACTTGTTCCGGATTCATATCCGGCGTTTTGGTTTGTGTAAACATGTGGCACCTCCTACTTATGGGCGGGGGCGTCGATGGGCATTGTACCGGTTAGTTCACTCAGCCAATACCCAGGAGGCACACCAGGCGCGGCCTTGGACAATGTTTCGTCTTCATCCGCTTTTTCCTTTTTCAGCTTGGTGGCATCGCTCTGTGAGGCGCGGTGTTCGCGCGTCCAGGCAAAACGAGCGGCGGGCGGCGTGAGAGCCGCAGCCAGTTTTTCCTCGTCACTGCCTTGCAGTTGTTTCACCAAACCTTCAAGGATTCCAACTTTCTCAATATTTTCCTGCGCCTGGGCCACAAACGCATTCAAGCCTTCGATGTCAAGTTCCTTGCTCACTTGATCCATGATCGCTTTCATATCCAAAGGAACTGCGACAGGCGCGGGCGGGGCTGATTGCTGACCGCTGACCGCTTCTGCTTCCTTCTCCTTGGATGTGATCCCAGCCTCTGTCAGTTGCTTCTGCATCTGGCTGGTTTTTTCAAGATAGGCTTTCGCCTTCTCTTCGCTTCCCATCATTTCCGTGAGGTACTGCAATTTATCCATTCCAACCTCCTTGGTGATGGTTTCCAAACTCGTAAACGGATTCGCCGCGGAGTCCCGCGGCAGGTCCGAGACCTCATACATCCAATAGTGCGTGACGACCCTCGGGTCATCCGAGAGCCGCAGGGCAAACGCCTGGTGAGACATGCCCAAGTCTACTTCCTTCTGCACCCTAAAGAGGGCACTGGCTTCGTCCTCGGTCAGTTTCCCGCTCATAATCAGTGCACCGTCCTGCTCCATCCAGAAATCGGCTGGGTAAGTGCGGGCAGTGCCGGGTGTGTGCCAGGTCATAAAGACTGGCGCCAGGGAGGGATTATCATCCAAAAACGCCACGTAATTCTGGTGGGCCGACTTTTCGATAATATCCTCCTGCCAGTCGATGAAATTATTGGAGGGGTTTCCGATCCAGCGCCAGTCCCCTTTGGCGTCCTTTTCGATCATGAAGGCATTTTTTTGCAATGAAACGTCAATGCCGAATTTCTTGGCCGCTGCCCGAATTTTAGGCAGTGCCTTGCGTGCGTCCTCCGCTCCTTCACCACCAGAGTCGATCTGCTGGGCTGCGCGCGCCAGGGCATTGCGCACATGTGCCTTGTCGTGAATGGGGTACTTCTTCTTCTCCGGCAGGGCAAAGTCGCCCTCCGAGAGTTTTCCGCGCGCCGCAGGCGATAACGCCGCCTTGATCAGTTCCACCGCGCGCTGTGGCAGGGGTGTGTTGCGTTTTTCAATCGCCAGCATGGCCTCAATCTGCAGGACTTCAATGTCCTTCTTGACCGGTTGCGCTACAATGGCGCTCACCCGCTTTTTGTAATCATTGGCCACTTTGGTGATCTTGCTGGCTTTTTCCCCGGGGTCTTCAGTCATCGGGTCGAACAGGATGTTGCGAACCAGGTCCTGCACATTCCAGGTCACTTCCTGCACTTCATGCGCCTGTTCGCGCGCCGCTTCCATGGCATCCAGTTCTTCAAAGGAGGTGGGGCCGGGCAGGGCGACATAGCCGTAATCAGGCCAGTATTCCTTTTCAAGTGCCTCCGGGTCAGTCACTGACTCGGTCGACTCGAAATCCTTGGAAAGCGGTTCCTCTTCCACCGTCTCCAGTTGCGCGCGCACGTCCTGCTCTTGCTCTTTGATTGCGCGCCGGCGTTCTCGCCTTGCCTTTGTCTTCACTCGTTCCTTTGCACTCATGGTTGCCTCGCAATTATAACTTAAATATTACACGCACCTGCCCCGCACGAAGGCGCGGGGTTACGCCTTCTGCACCGCCATACGGATGGCGTCCTGGATGTCACTGACAAAGGTGTCCTCATAGCTCTCGGCAATGATCTGGTCAAAATTCCTCGGCTCCACCCCGGGGTGGAAGACCTTGCGAGAGGAGATATGATCTCCAAATCGGGACGGTCTGGATGAACTAATAGAGCCCGGGCGGGTTGCGGCGCGATATCCAGGCTGAAAGCGCAGAAGACCTCTTGCGTTCTTCGGACTGATGACATGAGCGGATGTACCGTTGTTCACAAAAATATACCGCTCGGCATCTGTGCTCACTTCTGCGCTCAAGTGGCCCGAAAAATTGTGGATATGTGGGTTGAAGCGTGGGGGGCTGGACCAGCCTTGCACGGTCTTCCTGAATTCCTTGCTCAGATCCGGCCCGGTCTTACGCTCCAGGGTGCGCTCGATCATGTGCCGCACCAGCGCGCTATCCAGCACAAGTTCAGGCACCGTCACCTTAACGCTCATACTGATCGCCATTATTTCCTCAACTGATCCCCGGATTTGGCATCCGGCTTGCCGGTCTCATTGCGCTTCACATCCTCTTCCATGGTATTACCGCCGGTTTGTCCAACAGTTTGTTTCGGCGCGCTGTTTTTGTCCAGTTGCTTCTCCCCATAATCATCCGGTATCCCGGCGATGGTCTTCTCGTCATAAATCCCGCGCGCCACCAGGTCTTTGCGTGCCGCGCCCGGGGTGAGGATGTAGGAACGAGTGGCAATGGCATATTCTTCCAATGCCTTGGATCTCACTTCCTGCCGTTCGAGTTCCTCCTGCTCATCCTTGTCATTAAAGCGCATCTCACAACCGCGCGGCAGCACACCGTAGTTTTTGAAGCCTTCCGAGAAGGAGCGCATCAACACCGCCGGGCCTTTTCCACTCCCTTTGCGATGCAATATCATGCTTTGCTGACTTGAGCCGATATTCCCACCCGGCAGGGGGGCAAATTCCTGGTAATCCACGCCGAATCCGAGTGCCAGGCTGGAAATATACCATTTCATGTCCTGATCGAAGTCAAAGCCATCCGGCAGTCCCGCCAGATCGATCGTGGCGGTCGAAACGGGCTTCTCCGGGTCCAGAGACGCCAGAATGGACGGAAGGATGAAGGTCATCATGCCGGTGTTATTGGCTTCCTCCTGCCCTCTTACCATTTCATCCTTGATATCCTGCCTGCTTACACCCGAGACGAAGTGCATCTGCTTGAAATGCCGCCCGGATACTTTTTCGTCCTTATAATTGATCACCGAGCGCGCCACCTGCGCCATCTTGAGCACGCGCGTCACCGAGCAATACCCCACGCCGTTCATGGTCTCAATGGCCGATGGGTAATTTGCGAAGGGGATTATTTCCCACCAGTGCAGTTTATGTTTTTCCCCTTTGCGATCGGTGTAGACGATGGGGAATTCCGGGTTGCCTGTGCGCGCGCAGCGGTTAGAGTCCAGATGCGCGATCCCCAACACCGGCGCCAGGGGCCCGCGGAAGCGGCTACCGGCGTCCTCTCCCGGATCTCGGATCAGTTCAATGAACGCGCCGTTATCCTGGGTGTCCAGGTCCTGGCTGAATTTTTGCATGAAGGGTACCCAGCCAAAGGAGTCGCCAGCAATGGCTGAGGCCAGAATGTCTGTAACTGCCTGCTCCACTTTGGTCCCACCTCCGCGGATCTCCCACTGAAAGGTTGCATTGCGAAATGCCACATTGGCCACCGCACCCGCCAGATAGGTCTCCGTGGGCCAGAAATCCCGCAGTTGCCGGTCGCGCAATACCACATTCCGCCCCCACGGATGGATGGTGTCCGCGGCTGAGGCGATATTCCACGTAAAGACGTAATTTCCGGGTGTCTCGGTTGGTTTGGGGAAAGCCTGAACAGACTCATCGATGGCGAGTTCAGGGAATTGGCTATCCGGGGTCAGTTGGGGGATGCGTCCAGCCATTTAAGCGGTACCTTTGATCTGAGACGGTGGCGGCTGGGGAGAGTAGAAAAAATACCCCAGGATCAGACCGGTCTCTTTCCCCTCAGCACTCACTTCCTTCACTTCCTTGGCGTATCCGGTCACTTTTTCGATCCGCTTACGCATCCAGGCTGGAAGATGGTAAATGAACTTTGCCAACTTGGAGAATTCAGGCGGCACGGTGATCAAGCGGGTGCCTGGCGCACAGTCCGCGGCATGCACAAAGGAATTGTTGAACTTAACCATCTCTCCGCCGCCCTTACTACACTTGATACAGATCAGGTTATGTTTTTTGGTCGTGCGCGCCGGGTAGATGGTCTGCACCGCGCTCACTTTCATGGTGGTACCGCAGGCGCTATCCTGGCCGACCGAGATCGGGTGCGGAGGGTCGCAAAAAGGACACAGGATCTGCGCGCCATCTTTCAACATGTTCACCTTGGGTGGCAGTTCCCGCACCTGCACTTCAGGTTTGGATGAATAATTGCTTTTTATGAAATTACGGGTATGGCCTTTGGTCACAAGCGTTCATTTCTGCTTCCCAGATAAGAACGAAGGCACGAATTTAGAAACAACAATCCTACCCCAGTGTGCTTTTCTGTGGCAAGACCGACAAAGAGAGACCAGATTATCCTCAGATGTATTTTGCTTATTCTCGTCAATATGATGAACATCCAAAGATCTTTGTTTTTTGAGACAGTTCTGGCACTGATAGCTATCTCGCTTGCGTATCTTAGATCTAAGTTTGGCATTGAACTCCGCTGGATACTCACCATAAGCCGATCCGCCCCGCCATAATGGGCTGTTCTCTTTAGATAAATTCTCGGACTGCCATTTTGCTGCACACTTTCGGGAACAGAATTTAACATGAAGGCGACCGCTATGAGTTATTTCGATGCCACACTGCTGGCAGGTAACGGTACCGCCTTGCCAACGCGGATTCCCTTCGCCCATCCTGATTTTTGAACCTAATTTCGATGCGCATTCACGGGAGCATGTTTTACTTTTTCTTGCACTGGCTCCTGTAATTTCTTTTTTACAGATCACGCATTTCTTTACGCCGCCCCAGCGAGGGTGCTTGGAGCCGATATTCAATTTGGCTTTAATTGAACACGCTAAAGAGCATGTCTTTTTTCTACGCTCTTTGTATGTTACCAATTCCCTAGAACACACAGAACAATATTTCTTCCCTGACCAACGTGGGTTTCTTTCGCCTGGATAAGTAGTCATATCACAAATTTAATCTCAAAATTTCATGTGATCCCATTGAAGCTGCAACACATAAGTCCACTTTCATCTTTTCCGTGCGCTTGACGATCCTGAGTCTGCGGTCTTCCGGGTCCACTTTGGCATTGGCATTCTGGATGTGCTCGGTCATATCTTCCTCGCCGCGGTGCCAGTATCTTTTTTCACGGATCA